GCCACGCCAATCGCAGTATCACTGTGGACGCCTTCATTAACAAAATTCGGCGAAACATGGTGATTATGCGAGCGAGTTCGTATGCAGTGGGATTGTTTCTCAATTCTCACTTGCTTATTGCGGTCACGCATATGCTAGAAGGTTTTTCTGGAATCCTTGAAATCCACCACCATGGTCAGGTCCAAAAGATACCTCAACATTCTTGGAAGGTGATCAGCAGGTCCTCTACCAAGGAACTTTCTTTGGTGATGGTCGAAGGAGTCACCAAGAAAAATATTACTTCCTACCTCCCTTATCGCATTCCACGGAAAACGGTAATCGCTCCCGCTCAGGTCGTTTCGCTGACAAAGCTAAACGGGGCTATCGGACGGATTTTTACTCCCGGTACGGTGGTCACAGAGTCTAAACGTCCTATGGAGGTTTGGGAGAACCAAGACATTTCGAGTCTGGCAGGAGATTGTGGTTCCGTCTACTACACGTTCATCAACACAGCCACACCCGTCATTTTCGGGATGCATCTTGCTGGGAAGGAAGGAGAGAAACGCGTCGCAGTTACTCCTCTCAGCTGGGAGATTTTCGGCTCTTTTGAGGCCGCAAAAGCCATATTGGCAACTCCGTTGAAAACAGAGTTTGCTAAGAATGGTTTGGCTCAAGGAAAAGATTTCCCATACAGACCGTTCAGTGAACATGGCATAGACGCCTACCACAAAAACTCCTACATGCATTGGGCTTTGTCCAATGACAAATTCTGCCACGAGAATGCGCGTCCTGTTGGCACTATCGGCTATACCACAGGAGGGAAGTGGAAGTCGAGCCTTAAAGCTTCTCGCTTACAAGGATTGGCAGGTTTGCCGATGAGCGAAAAACAACCGCCTGTTTGGAGAACAGTGAAACGCAATGGCGAAGATTTTTCTCCACCCCGACTTGCTCACGAATCGTTGACTCAGTGTTTGGGGCATTACAACTTTCCTGGCCTGAAATTGGCCATGGAAGTTGTGCAGGCACGACATGCACGCATTCTGTCAAAGTATGCGAAGTTGTGGCCGTTAACGGAACATTCTTCCTTAAACGGTCTCTCAGGTGTTCGCTATGTCGACAAGTTCAAAGAGAATACTGGAGCCGGTCTACCTTTTAAGGGACCCAAAACCGATCGGTTACTCCAAGGTACACCAGAGAATTTGATGTACACCAAAGCCGGAAGAGACAGTGTGTTGTTCATTACCGAACAGCTCATGGCGGGTGTTAATCCCGGCATCATTTTCGACATCAACTTCAAAGACGAGATCAAGAAGCCTCTCAAAGACATTCGTACGTTTACGGCATGTCCCGCCGTGTACAACGAACTCGCCAGGCGTATTTCCTTGCTTCCGTCCAAATTGCTGCAAGACAACTATTTGCTGTCGGGTATCTCCATTGGAGTGGATGTGCGCTCAGCTCAATGGGGACACATCGGACGCAAACATCAACGTTTTCCCCACCACTGGTTCTGCGACTTTCAGAAGTATGACCGTAGTCACCATTGGAAAGTTTTGCAGGCAGCGTGCCAGGTGTGCTTGAGCGATGCCGCCCAAGTGTATGCAGCCGATGCAACAGTGGAAGGATATCCAGTTCTTCTACTTTATGCGCGCATTTTGGCCGTTCTTTTGCGACCGACGTATGCCTACAAAGACTCTCTTTTTGAGGTGGATGGAACGCTGGCCTCAGGCGTGTTTATCACGGCAATGCTCAATTCTATTGTGCAGGAGATTATTCTCCAATGCGCATGGATCGGGTATAAAGGAACAGACGTTATCGCGAAGGAATTCCACGAGGGCGTTGATTCTTTCCAGGAAAACAATGCTTCTGACAAACTCGGCGATGATGGCATGGTTTCCACTTTTGAGAAAGGCTTCAATCTTCCTTTCTTTGCTGGTTTCTGTGCTAGAGAACTGGGGATTGTCGTTACTTCTCCAACCAAAGACGACATTCTGCCTTTGGCGTTTCCAGAGAGTACGTGGAACTTTCTGAAAAGAGGGTTCAATTTCCAGCCTGACGGTGTCTTTGCACCGATAGAGATGGAATCCATTCTCAAAAACGTCAATTGGCAACGACCCGGTCCAGAAACCGAAGAAGCTCTCCACTTCAGTTTCGTTACTTCAGCGTTGCAAGATTGTGCAGCCACGGGTGACGACCGATACCAGGAGTTGTACTGTCGGATTGTTGAAGCTTTCGAGTTGGTGTGGCCGGACACTCGAGACTTTCCTTCTTACGAGGAAGAAGTGCAGAGGCAGAAAAACAATGTCAAGACCGAGAAAGACAGCCCGGGAGCTTTATGGGTTAGAGCGGCTGAAGATCCCGTAAGTTTCTACATGCGGTTTTGGAAAGTGCGTGCGAAGTAGTTCGAACGCCGGGAAGGCGGCCGCCCGAGATTAAAGATCCGCAACCGTTACGACACGGACTAAAAGTCGCGTTGGAAATTACGACAAAATCCCTATCTTGCCACATGACAGACGTGAGTAAAGATAATGTACATGTTCCCCTTGCGGAGAACGAAGCAGCAGTTGTCGATGCGTACGACAATGAGGCGGAAGTTACCAAGTTTACTTCGGAAGCTCCCGCCGTTCAAACTGCCATGGAATCTGTTCGTCTACCACCTACGATTTCTTACGCACCAAAAGACGCAGAATTAGGTACTTTTCTGCGCCGGCCAGTCCAAATTCACGCTATCACTTGGACGGCCGAAGCAGCGAGCTTAAACACTCACTTTGACCCTTGGTCGGAGTGGATGAATACCACTTCCGTTAATCGAAAGTTCGCTAACTTCGAGTACCTGCGAGGTAATTTACACCTCAAGTTCCAAATTAATGGAACAATGCAACACTACGGTCGGATGATGCTTTCTTACCAGCCTAGTTTGGGCAGGACACTTTCGCCTCCTACTGGTCCTTTTCCGAACCAGTCTCATTCGAGTCTATCGCACGTGTTGCTCGACCCTTCTACTAACGCGGAAGGGCGAATGGTGTGTCCCTTCATCACTCCATTCACCTGGATAAACACCAGTTCCCAAACCAGTCAATGGATTGGACGTGTGTTTGTTGACCAACTCGCTCCGCTGAGCATTTCTACAGGGACTCTCACTACAGATCTCATCATTCTTGTTTATGCTTGGTTGGAAGACGCCGAGATGGCCTATCCTAGTGATGGAACCATTCCCGTATACACCAACCAGTCCTCTGAATCCAAACCGGATGAATATTCCGCCACTGATGGCGCAATTTCTAAACCGGCTAATGTGAATCGGGGGATTGCTGCCCATTTGAGCGATTTTCCCGTTATCGGGTCTTTTGCCAGGGCAACTGAGATGGGTGCTGGGACAATGTCCCACCTCGCCTCACTTTTCGGATTTTCTCGTCCGCGGATGATTAAACCCGCTCATCGTGTCATAGTTCAACCAGGAGGACAAATGGCTGTGTGCGATGAACAAGATAGTGCAGTTCCACTTTCTGTCTCGACTAAGGCAGAACTCACTATAGATCCCGCGGTGCATGGTGAAGCCGACTGTGAAGACAATATGGCTATACACACCATTGCCCGTAAATGGGCTCTGACCAACACTTTCCAATGGGATGCATCGAACGTCACTGACGATATCCTCTTCTATGCTGGCATTTCCCCTCTCACTCTCACTCAAACGGTAGGGGATTTTGTCCAATATACTCCCATGGGATTCGCGTCCCTACCTTTTCGCAATTGGCGTGGAAGCATTGAAGTGCGCATACAAGTTGTCGCTTCGCGCTTCATGCGTGGCAGATTGCGCATAGCATGGGCTCCAGACGGCATTCCAGTAACGAATGCAGAGATCAACACCAATTATGGTCGCATTATCGACATCTCGCAATCGTGTGAGTACGAACTGATCATTCCTTATGCTCGCAACACTGGATACCTCTACAATCGGGTTCCGGCCTCCTACGACAATGATGCGTATAACGGAGCAATTTATGTTTCCGTCCAAAACGCGCTCATAACTCCAGCCGTTACCCAGAAAAACATCCGGGTCTTGGTTTGGATTAGGGCAGGGCCCGATTTTGAAGTGGCTGTGCCTACTTCACACGAATATGGCAGGCTGGCACCGTGGTACAGCAACCAATCGTCAGAAGGTATGCCGCTTCTTGATCAAGGCGTGGCCCAGGAAGTTAAACGTGAGGCTCTGTGGGAGCACGTTACTCATCCTGAGGTCAATTCGGTCTTCGTTGGAGATCCCGTCCGTTCTTTTAGATCGGTGCTCAAACGTTACGAAGACATTTTGCGAATGCCTATCGCAAACATTCTGGAGAACGGGAACAATATACTCACACAGAATTCCGATGGAATAGTGTGTTTCAATCTTCCCTATTATCCTCCACCGGCCGGAGTTACAGCCGACGGTTACGGCTCGGGCAAGCAAGGAGCTACGTTCTATGACTATAATGTCAACAGAACTTCGCTCATGTCTTACCTAAGCTTCGCCTTTGTCGGTTTTAAAGGCTCAGTACGGTGGATGGTCAATAACCCCTTTAGACCAAATGGTCAAGGTGGTGATGACCTAACCTGTTCCAAGCTGTGGGTGGACCGCGCTTATGGTGGCTCTTTGACTGATGGCACGCCTTTGGTTATGCCTTTCTTTGGAGTTGCCCAGCGCGAATACGTCCACGCACAAGGCATGACGGGTGCCGAAGCTTATATGGATCCGGCTCACGATCCTATAGCAGGGACACAGTGGTATTCCCCTGATACCACGGCTGTGCACTTTGAAGTGCCCGGCTACAATCAGGGGCGATTTTTCGGTTTCCAAGGTAACGAAGGAGCAGGAACCGTTGATCGTCGTTTCATTCCCGATGGGTGCATGTTGGTTAAGTTCAACTTGCGCAATTCAACCACTTCGGGTATACCGTTGAAAGGTTATATGTTCACTGCCGCTGTTGCGGCTGGAGAGGATTATACCTACGTCGGTTGGGCTGGAGTTCCACCTTTGAGCAAGGTGAACAATTTGCCCGGTGTAGCATCGCAACATCAGAATGGTATCCCCACTTCTTTTGTTTAGATGTGAACGAGCAG